CGCCAGCCGTAACCGAAAGCGAAACTCCGGTAGCAGTTGCGGTGGCATTCTGCGAAACAGTGATTGCAGAACTTGAAGTAATGCTGGCGATGTGATCACCTGCGACGATGCCGGCGCCGGAAATCAGCTGTCCGACCTTGAGCCCTGATGTACTGATCGAAAGCGAAGAGATCGCCTTGCTGCCCGACGTGGTGTTTCCGGTCAGACTGATGGTATAGGACGGCGCGGAAGTGACCTTCACAAAGTCGATGAGCTGCAGAGTAGTGGGGCGCGCGAGCAGCAGATCACGCACACGAAGCGTCTGACGCGCTTCAGCGGTGATCCCGGCGATACGGTCAATCATCAACACGCCTGAAGTAGATGCGCCGACAGCGGCCGAGGTGATGGTGGTTTTACGCTCGAAGCGGTTCGACTTGAGCGTGAACGTGGCTCGTCCCGAACGATCCTTGATGAGGCGAGCTACGTTTTCGTTTTGCTTCAGCTCATCGACAAGCGAGATTTCCGACGGTCCGCCGTTGTGCTTCTCAGCCAACTGCAGATCAACGGCATCAATCTGCTTCTGCAGCTTTTCGACGCTGGTCTTGGTTTCGGTGAGCATCGTGCCGAACTGGGTTTTTTCTTCGGCGGCCTTGGCAACATAGCCCTTCAGTGACTCCTGCAGGGCAGACATTTCCTTATCGAGTTCCATAGAACTCTCCTTCGCATGGATTGGTTGTGGGTTAACTCGCAGTGACGCCTACGAGAGAAGCGCCCTCATTGCCTTGAGGGACTCAGCCGCCGAGTGGAGAGACTCCGGCTCGGACTTGTGTTCGCCCGCGGCTGTCGACTTGGAAGTGGCATCTTCGGAGTCGTCTTCAGACTCCTCACCGGCTTCCGCGCCGAGCAGTGCGGTCAACAGATCGAAAGCATACTTCATGTGGCTGTGGCATTCACTGAGCGCGCCTTTGGTAGCGGAGCTCAACGTGCGGCCTTCCTTGGTCTCATGCTTGGCAGACCAGGCCTTGGTATCGAGGCCATACATCTGTGCCAGCAAATCAAGATACTGCGGCAAGTACTCCATGTAGACATCGTGGAACTGCTGGAGTACCGTCTCCGCGGCAGTGAGCATATCGGCGCGTTTCAGATCCGAAGACCAGGGAATCTGGCAAAGCGCATCCTGCAACGCGCAGATCATCTGATAGCCGGCATCGCAGAGCTGGCGCTCATTCAACTCTTCATTGAAGTCGCCCTTCGCCTCGCCGCGCGATTTGATTGAAGAGACGAGCGCAAGCGTGTTCATCGGGAAGGTAACGGCCGATCCCTCCCAGAGACGAATCTCTTTGAGATGCCGGATACCATCCACAACTTGGGCCTTGAGAGTGTCATAGCCAATGGAAAGCCCCTTGACAATCTTGGCCTTCATCAGGATGTAGGCTTTTTTCGCCTCAGGAACCTCAAGGACCAATTGCCCCTTGCAATAAAGGCCGTCCGCACGATCGTCAAGCACAAGCTCGCCGATGGGGCAGTCTGTCTTGTGTTGCCACAGAAGCGGAACTGTGTTGCCGTTCTCCTGAAGCGTTTTGGTGAACGCGCCAGGCTCGACAACATCGCCGCCGTCGTCGACGTTGTTATAAGGAGAGAGGCAACCCTCAAACGATCCATCATCAGCAAGGGACTTGATCGTCATCCGCAACTGACGCTGCTTGTTCTTCATCTGCGCTCCTGAAATTACTTGTCGCCGCCAACCTTGACACGGGCCGCGGGTGTTGCGCCCTGCATGTTCTGCACGGGCGCCATGTTGACCTGGACAAAGTGATCGTCACCGCCGTCGATGGGATTCTCGCCCTCCATCGCGCGCACTTCATTGATTGAGTTCTTGCCGCATTGCAGCATCTGCGCGTAGCCTGCCATGCGCGCCTGAAAGTCCGCACGAAGCAAAGCGCTAAGATCGTGACGGAAAAAGTAACCCTGCTCTTTTTCATCCGGCGTCAGGACACAACGCCACAGCTCCTGTTCCCAGCGGGTCAGGTGCGTCATGAGCGTGAAGCGTACAAACTGATCGGCCAGAGCCTCGATGTTGGAAAAGGTCGCCTTGGAAAGGTCGCCGATAATTGTCGGGAAGACGGAAAACCAACGGCTAATTTCTGGGATCGTATATAAGCGGCTCTCGATGAGCTGCGCATCCTTTGCCGAGAGGCCGATCTGCTCGTAAGTTAAGCCGCCTTCAAGAATTGGAGCTTTGTGCGGATCAGAGTAAGTCTTTTCCCAATCTGCGCGAAATTTATCCGCATCCTGATCGTTCTTGAACTTGTTGGGATGCTTCAGGACGTAAGGAATGCGGCCGCCCTTCGCATAGAAGTTGGCTACATTACGCTCCTGGGCAATGGCCGTACCGATGGATTGCCGGGCCATGGTGATGACGCTGTAACCGCGAATTCCATCCCAACCCAGGCCGCGAAGATGAAGAATGTCTTGCGGCTTGCTGCGATCGACAGTATACGTCTTGTCGGGCTGATTCTCCTCACGAACAACGTAAACAAGCCGCCGCTGACCTGTCTTTTCGCGGTCCGGAAATACCATCTGCGGCTGGATTGGGTAGAACTCCATCGCTTCACCCGTTCCTGACCGGCGGGCGATTTTTGCGAATCCATTGCCTTGCAGGACAGAATGTGATGTGAGCAGCTCGGTAAAGTTCTGTGTCGTGATTTCGCAATTCGGCGCGTACTTCAGTGCTCGGTAAACAGGATGCGAGGTAGCCAGCTTCTTGGTGGTTCCTGATTCTTGCATCATGTTGACCGGAAGAAAGCCAATCGACTCAGAGATCACCTTATTGCAGGCCCAGACGGCGCTGAGACCCATTGCCGTCTCAGTGGATACCGGTTCCCCCGACCAGGCTGGAAGACCTCCGGAGAGCGCGGAATAGATACCATAGTAGCCGTTCCGTGCGTACCATCCGGCACTGACTGTATCGAATGCAAACGCAGCAGATTTCTTCATAAACCGCGCCGCACTCTTGATCGGATTGAACATTACGCGCTCCTGACAACGGGAGAGATATAGTTGTCCGTGACTGGCGCTGCGAGCGCGAGATACATCGCGTTGAACAGAGCACTGGCCGGGTCAATTTTACTGATGCGGTTCATTTCTTTCCGCGGAAAGATATTTTCGTTTGCGTCTGGTTTGACGATCACATTCCCGATAGCCCAGGACGCCACCGGGTCGCCCGTATGATGCAGCCGGCCAGACAATACAGCCGCTTCAACTTCCTTCATTGCCGGATCGAGATACTTCCAGGTCTGCGGAACATCGCAAACCTTGTCTTCGCCTTCGTCATCCGTGCCGAGACGCAACTTTATTTCCTGTTGCATCTGCATAGCCTGATGCTGGTCAAAGCCCATCCGCGCATAATTGAAGCGCTCGATATCTGTTTCGATGTCGTTCTGTACGAGAGCCAGTCTGATTTCTGGTCCCTCGTGACCGACAAAGAACCGATGCTCTTCCGGCAACTTATCAGATTGATTCAGCCACCGCTCATAGTGCTGATGCTCGCCATCGTTTGCGCGATCGAGCGGTACATAATGCCGCCAGAAAAGGTAATAGTGGCGCTGATCATTGATCCAGCGAATAAAGAGCCTGCAGCGTGACGTGAGATCGACACGCGCGCCCAGATCGTCACCCTCAATGCACAAATCTTCCTGGAATTCTTCGATAGAGAGCGATGGATCCGCGCAGGATCTCCACTTTTCCATGTTCATCCAGACTTCGCGTGCATTGACCCAAAGATCGAGATGCTTGACCTTGAAAGCATTCTGACGGTTCGCACGTTGGACAGCAATTTTCTGATCGGCGATGATATTCGCCGAAAGAACGCTGACGCCAAAATTTGGGTTTGCCTCCTGGAGAGCTTCAATCGTGGTCCAATACGGAACCTTCTTACCGTCAATTTCAACTAAGCGGTCCGGCTCATCAATGGTATAGATGATCCCAAAAAGCTGGTCATTGACGATAGTCCCTTCAAGGACGTCCTGAAGATCTTTCCACAGGTCGTGGCAAGGACTCTCATTCTCAAAGCCCGCGGTCGATACAACAATCTGTAACGGCTGTTCACGCGCTAGCATGCCCGTTTTTGCTGTTTCATATTGAGCAAAAGTTTTCTGCTCATGAAACTCATCATGAATAAAGCAATGAGGCGAGGGACCATCTCCAGGATCGCCAATGACTACCTCAAATTTGCTTCCCTCATCAACGCAGTACATCGACTGCTTTCCAATTGTGATACCGAAATACTCTTTGTAACCTGGCGCCCGGCGTGCCATTTTTGCGGCCGGAGAAAATACCTCTTCAGCCTGCTTCCTGTCGCTTGCACCGCAATAGACTTCTGATCCAGGCTCACCATCGGCTACAAACATGCGGTTTCCAATGAGCGCCGCCTCTATCGTCTTGCCATTCTTCCGAGGCTTGAAAATGCGCGCCTCACGGAAGCGACGAAGGCCTGATCCCTTAAAGACCCAGCCGAAAAGCGAACACATAACAAAACACTGATGCGGCTCAAGATGGATCGGACTATTTCCGCGTGCCCATTTGCCCTTGACGTGAGGAAAGCGCTCCATCGAAGCACAAACCCGGCCGGCCCTGACAGGATCAAACTTGTAATCGAACTCCTTAGTGCGTGCTTTTACTAGATCGTCCAGATGCCGCTGGCAGGCCAGCTTCACCCATTTGCAGGCGAGGATCTTTCCAGAAACAACATCGCGACAATACTGCGTAGCACGTTCTGCATAAGCAAGCCACTCAGGCGGAACTTTCCCCTTCGACTTCGCTTTAGCCAACGTACTCACCCCATCCAGAACCTGGCTTTGATTGCGAAGATGTTCCGCCGCGTTCCGGGATCCGCACGGACTCGGCGACTCGAGAACTATCTGCAGGCGTCATGCCCATGGCAGCAAGATTGGCTTTGACTTGCGCAAAATCACCTGAAGTTGCTCTGCCGTATCCCTGACTGGCGCGCCGAATTTTGTACATCAAATGGCATGTGTTCTCGATCAAAATGCGATGCGAAATGTTGAGCACACCAAGCACGTCTTGTGCGAGGATTTGATTCCACGTGCGCAGCAACTCTTTGCAGCGGCCATTGGTCTCCGCATCCTTGACCCATTCATCTGGAGGTTTGCCAATTCCCGCGGCGTTCTTTACCGCTTCAGACTGGACGCGTCGCCGTTGCGGATTTTTCTTCCATGCGCCGGAGATCTCCTGTACTTTGTCGGGATTTCGAGGACGGCCCATATTTACGCTCAGGACGATTGCAGATTGTTGGCGCGAGATTTAAGCGACCGCAACACCTCTACGAGCCTCTAGAGGCCCAAGAACCACACGCTACACGCGCTGCTAACCAGCACGTATTCTCGTTGCGGAATCAGAAAAACTTCACGTTTTGTGGATGGATAAATGTACCTTGGGCACGGTCTACGGACCAACCATCCCTAGGGATTTAGACCCCCCACCCCTACCTGCAGTTCATTCTCCGCGCGCCGTTCGGATGCTGTGATGATCGTGACAAAGCGCCCGAAGATTCTCTTCAACAAGCCGAAGCTCTGGAAATTCAGCTACTTTCTTGAGGTGATGTGGCTCAGTTGCCAGACTTACCTTTCCCTCACCCAGACAATCTTCACAAACTGGATGCCGATCAAGATACCACCGCCGGAACCTTTGCCAGGTGCGATCATAACCACGACTTGCTGCACTACCGCGTGCGCGGTCGTTCACCACTTCAGCACTATGTGGCTTGCATGTCTCGCAATAGCCGCTCTTGACGAACCGCCCACATCCAGCACGCGCGCATGGTCGTTTCATTGCCGGCCGCCTACTTCACAGCGACCGGAAGATATTGCTTGCCTGCGCCAGTATGCCCGATGAATGCCAGCCGCCGCGGTGCGTTGAGCCGATCCACCTGGACATGCACACACTCTGAAACGCCATCCGCATTCATCTCGAGGATCACCTTATCGAACGGCAATCCACTCTTCTCGCATAGCCAATTGAACAAGCCGCGAATCGATACAGCAGGCACGTCTATATCTGCCGCTGCATGACCGTCCTCGAACAGATGGTAACTCGCCGCCTTCCCGCCCACACGCGCATTGTGCCCAGGGTCGCGATACCCATCATGCACACGCACTTCACCCCACTGCGCCCGGATCGCTTCCAGCACACTCATGCACAGATAATCGGCGTTGGCGATCAACCGCGCATCGCAACCAGCAACGCCCAATTCTTCTTCAGTGAAATGCTCAGTCAACTGCATCGCTTCCCCTTGAAATCAAATGGCGCCTTTCGCATTTCGCTACTCAGCGCCCTCGTTGGGTTATCTCGTTAGAATCCAATCCTTGCGGCTACTTGCCCAAGCCGAACAGCACTCCGATAATCGGCTGGTAGTCCGACCCGCCTGATACAGAAGACTTCAGAAACCGAATCGTCGGCATAAGATAGTAACCATTCTTCAGCGGGATCGCGGCAATTACGCCGCCATTCCACTGGTAGCCTGTATTCGTTCCGCTCCAACTGATTCCCGCTGCAGTCGGTACATAGATGTCGACTTTGCCAATCGAGGTCAACTTCTGTGCAATACCCGCTCCGATATTGGTGGTCACAGAGAACGGCTTCACAGTGGTTGGTAGAGCATCCACTGCCGTAAACGCATAAGTTCCGCTGCCAGCCACCAAGCGTGCATAAATCCCCGTTCCGGCAATACTTGGGCTGGCGTTGACGTTGTAGGATATGCCTGCCGCGTAGAGGTTCTGGATGCTATCCGAGGTCGCCGCCTGCCCAAAGCAACTCGGCGCAATCATCAAGCACAGCAGGATCATCCCCACCTTTGTCAGTCCGGCCTTCGCCTCAGCATCATCGCTCGGGGCCCCGAAGATCGACGGCAGCATCGCGTGAAGTATCACAGAAACTCCCACGAGCGCGGCAAAGATGGTCGCGTGTAGAGGCTGATCAAGCCATTTACTCGCCAAAGTCGGCACGCCGATCACGCCCGCAAGCGTGACTGCCAAATGAACATACTGCGATAGCTTCGACATAAAACTTCCTTTCTCCCTCGCTAAGGCCTTGAACTTTCCCCAAAGTCCAATAAGCCGGATTATCTCAATCGGGTTCATGCGTTTCACCCCTCCGATTTACTTTTGTGTGGCAGGGTTTGCCCTACACTTCCGCGGTGCGACCGCTGATACGAGCGGCCGCGTTATAGCCGCTCTTCCATTCTTTCAAGCGGCCAATCTCTACATCGTGCACATTCAACCGCGTGTCGATTACAGCCAGCTCAGCCTTATGGCTGTCGGCTCTTTTCGTCAGCCCCGCAACTTTTTCGGTTAAAGTGCCCCACAGAACGCCGCCGCCAATCAGAACGCACAAAAGCGTAATCACCGAACATACTGCTGCGACAACTGACCAATTCACTATTGGACCCCTTCGCTTACCCTGGTTTGGGATAGCAGCGCACGGCGCGGTCGCCATACACAGGTTGGCCGCTGCCATCATCGATACGCGATGCTGGCCATGGCCACTGATTCACTTTTGCTTGTGCGCGCTCTACAGCATCTTCAGGAGGCAACGCGCGGCCCACCTGGTTGCGCCGGCTAATACGCCGATCTTCCGGCATGCCAACCGTGTGCGATCTTCCGCCCAGTCCCGCATTCAGTTCGCACTCGCTCACCGTGATCGAGCTCGAACTTGCGCCGCTTGGCAGCTCTTCGTCTTGTTTGAAGGTTGCCAGGACTTGGCAACCCATGAAGTTTCCGTGCTCGTCATACACCTCGCGCCATTCACCTGAAGCCAACTTCGCAGCGGCCTGAGGTTTGGAGACGTGGTAGATGACACGCCAGCCCAACGATGTGTCGGGTGGATAGACGCTTACGCACCGTTCGCCCTTTTCGGCGCGGCGCTGTGTTCGGGATTTGCCCATCTTTTGATGAGCGCCAGCAGAGGAGACACACACAAATCAATCACCGGCTTGCGCCAGTGCGGGATTATGAGCTGTATGCGTTTTGAACGAACTTCGGCTTACTCTTGAAACCACCCACTATCGCAGTGCTCAAAGGCTATTGCCGATGTCGGGTTCGGATATTTTCCGTTCCGCAGACAATCTTAGCCTCTTTTGCGTCCCGCGCAAGAACATACCACAATGACTTGATAAAACCGGTACCAAGTCAACCAAACCGACTTCAAGGCAAACCGCTATTTGCCTGAGTCGAAACGCAGGGCAAGCAGAAATTCCATTTTCGTAGCTATAGAGCAAGCTGCTCGATATGCCTAAGCATCGCGCAAGTTCCGTCTGACTCCATCCGCATTCTTTCCGCAGTGAGCTGATTTTCCGTCCCACTTGTACATTGAACGCCCGCTCCGCTGGCTTCTTCTCACGCCCCATCAGGCTACCCCTCGAAACGCCCGCTCAATGTCCATCCGTTCCGGCTTTGGACGCCTGGTCAGTCGCGCAATTTCCTCTGGCTTCGGCAGCGGATCACGCTCCCACTGAAATCCCGATGTAGCGCGCCGCCGAAGCAAATCCACATCTTTCAGGTCCGAGGCCTCCGCTTCCATGTTTGCCAGCCATTGCCCCGCATCGTCCAGCGGCTCATGTGGATCCACCGCGCCCCGATTCGCCGTAGCAATCACCACAAATCGCTTCATCGCATACTCCCCACGCTCGCCACACCCAGGCGTTCCAACTTTTCTTCTTTCCACGCCCAGCCGTTTTCATCGCTCCAAATCGCCAGCTCAAAAAACTTGACCGGACCCCAATGCACGCTGATGTTTTCCCCATTGCGTTTGAACTTCTTCCAGGCCTCAGCCATCTTCGGCGCTGTCACCCACAACGGCTGACCCCTTTCAAGCTCCAGCTGCAAGACGCCCGCAATCGCGCGCTCAAGTGCCGTGCTTCGTCGTTTCCCGCGCCGATCGAACCGAGCAGGCCATCCGCATTGCTTCATCACCCAATCCGTCGCGGCTGGAACGGTTTGAAGCTGGCCTTCCAGAGCCTGTGCCTCTGCACCGTTCGGCGCGGCATCCGCAGCAGCCTTCCGATTCTGTTCGCGATAAAACTCTTCCCACAGCCGCCGATCCGCTCCCGCGTGAAGCCCCGCAATGTGCGCAAGCTGCGCTGCATCTAGGGAATCAGCCTCAGCAGCCCCG